ATACCGGTTTCTTGCCTCGTAAACAACAAGATGATGATAGTACTTTAATAGAGCATAAAACTGCTGCTGCAAGGTGGCAGGTTTTAGCTGGTATTAAAAAATAAATCAAATTCTTAAGGAGGAATAATAAATAAAATGTCCAGTATTTTAAATAAGCTAACCGAAGGTATGGTTAGCCGTGATCTTCGTGCAGAAGGTGCAGCTCTACTACGAAAATGGGAGCAAACAGGCCTCTTAGAAGGCATTGAAAAAGATTGGGATAAGGCAGTTATGGCCCGTCTTCTAGAGAACCAAGCCAAGGAACTTCTTCGTGAAGCTTCGACAATGGCCGCTGGTGACGTAGAAGGTTTCGCCGCTGTGGCATTCCCTATCGTCCGTCGTGTATTCGGTGGTTTGATCGCTAACGATCTTGTTAGTGTTCAGCCCATGAGTCTACCGTCAGGTCTAATCTTCTTCCTAGATTTCACACTTACAAATAGTCGTTTGAGCTACGGCGCAGATGATTCTATTTATGGTGGTGGCGTTGTTGGTCAAGCGTTGACCGGTGGTGTCGATCTAGGTGGTACTAACGCAAATACTGCTGAAGCAGGTTTCTATGCGCTTAACCAAGGTTACACCTCACCAACCGGTTCTGCATCTGGTATTGTACTAGCCGCAGTTGCTGTTGGTACTGTAGGTGCTGACACTACGGCCGCAATGCGCGATCTTAATAAGGTTTGCCGTTGGGATCCAGATCTTTCTGGTTCTAACGTTGCTGTTGGCGTGCTTTCAACCGGTTCAACCGCACTTGACCAGCTTAATATGAAGAATCTAGTAGCTGTTACACTTTCTGGTATTTCCAGTTCTAACAGTCAGGTTCGTCGTTTGACCCAACTTTCTGGTTCAAGCACTGATGACCTGTTGATCTACATTACTTCAGAAACTACTACAGCCGCTAACTTAGCTAGTGAGCTATTTCAAGGTCCGTCGGGCGCCGGCAGTTGGACAATCAATTACGCCATGGTCGATGATTTTGGTGGTACACCAGCCGCTGGAGCAAACGCTGCACTTGGTGCTGTGGTTGGTCAGTCTGCATGGGGCTTGGAAAATGAGGCAGGAATTCCTGAGTTGGACATCAAGGTTGACTCAGTAAGCATCACCGCAATCACCAAGAAACTAAAGGCAAAGTGGACACCAGAATTGGGTCAAGACCTTAACGCGTATCACAACATGGACGCCGAGGTTGAGCTTACTTCTGTACTTTCAGAGCATATTGCTCTAGAAATTGACCGTGAGCTTCTAGAGGATCTAGTAAAGGGTGCTAAAGCAGCAACCTATTACTGGTCACGTCGCCCGGGTAAGTTTGTTAATAAGACCGATGGTAGTACTACCAACGGAACCCTGTTCCCTGACTTCACCGGTAACGTATCCGAGTGGTACGAGACTCTAGTAGAGACTGTAAACGATGTATCTGCACAGATTCACCGCAAGACTCTACGTGGTGGCGCAACCGATTTGGTTTGCTCACCTGAAGTTGCTAACATTCTTGAGTTCACTAGTGGATTCCGCGCTAACATCACCGCTGATGATAGCAAGGGTACAGTGTCCGCTGTAAACGTCGGCTCTGTGAGCAAGAAATGGGATGTGTGGGTTGACCCGTACTTCCCACGTAACGTGATTCTAGTTGTCCGTAAGGGCGGTAGTTTCCTAGAGAGTGGCTTTGTCTACGCTCCTTACGTTCCGCTACAAGTTACTCCTACCATCTTTGGTACGGAAGACTTCGTGCCACGTAAGGGTGTCATGACGCGATACGCGAAGAAGATGGTACGTCCAGACTTCTACGGCGTGGTTATCGTCATGGACCTTCTTGGCTAAGATAGCCTAACCTGAACAAAAAACTTTTGTGCCCGTCAAGATTTATTTTTGACGGGCTTTTTTGTTTTAAAATTCACTATTTACTATCGGAGGACTTCATGCATGTCGTTACCAACCTTAATACCAGTTCAATCAGGTAGTGTTACCATACTATCAGCCACAGGCAGCGTCAACGACGTTGCTGGGGCCTTACCTTTAGGCATATATGCCAGTTCAGATTCGTTTATAAGTGGAGCAGCAGATCAAGTTGCATATACATATAAACATTTGGGCGGCGATGTACTAGATTTAGAAATTACAGATGGAAATGTTTACGCGGCCTATGAAACAGCCGTATTAGACTATTCATATTTGGTAAATATTCATCAAGCTAAAAATGCTCTTGGAAGTTATTTAGGGGGCACCACTGGCTCCTTTGACGAAGACGGTCAATTGGTATCTGGCGATGATTTAGTTGGTGCAGACGTAGCGCTTAAATTTCCTAAGTTTCGTTTAATTTACGAGAGACAAATAGGAAACGAAATGTCTACTCAAGCTGGTTATGGAGGAACACAACCAATTTATTCAGGGTCGATCGATATCGTAACTGGCCAGCAAGATTATGATTTACAAGCAATTGTTTCAGCCAGTGCTGCATTAGGTACGTTTGGTTATACAGGCGATGCAGAAAAAAGAATTGTTGTAACTAGACTTTTTTATAAGACTCCCCACGCGATGTGGCGCTTCTACGGTTATTACGGCGGGTTAAACACTGTCGGGAACCTTTCTTCATATGGTCAGTTTACGGATGATTCCTCATTTGAAATTATTCCTGTGTGGCAGAACCTTCTTCAAGCAAGAGCTTTCGAAGACGCGATTTATACCCGAAACTCACACTATTCATATGAAATTAAAAACAATAAAGTCAGACTTTATCCGCAACCGGTCGACGCCTCACCAAACAAATTCTGGTTTCATTTTTATGTATTGCAGGATAACGATGCGTGGGAAAATACTGCAGGCCAAGATACAGGTCAAGATGGTATCAACAACATGAATACTCTGCCATTTGAAAATATTCCGTATGCCAGTATCAACTCGATTGGTAAACAATGGATCCGACGTTACGCACTAGCTTTATCCAAATGTATTTTGGGAGAAACTAGAAGTAAGTTTGGAACTATTCCAATTCCGGGTGAATCTGTAACATTGAACGGTGAAGCCTTGAAGACAGAAGGTAAAGAAGAAAAAGATAAACTTCGTGACGAATTAAAAGAAGTACTTGATGAAATGACATATGTGAAGTTAATGGAAAACAACAAAACAATGTCAGAAATGACAGAAGAAACAATGAAAAGATCACCATTACCGGTCTTTGTAGGATAAACATGAATAAGTTTATAGCGCTTAACGAATCAGATTCAAAATGGCACCAACAAAAAATTCTTCAAGAATCAAAAATAAAAATACCCAGTCATGTACAAGACATTATTATTAATTTGCACGATGCGTTAACTGATATAGAACACGATCGTGGCAGAGAATTACTCCACACTTTAAGATATGCTTCCGGCGAGGGTTATGGTGAAACAGAATTATATAGTGGCACTCTAGACGAGGTTGATTATATAGTAATACGCAGAGTTATTGACGGGCCGGAAGAAGGTACTTCATATCGCCGCCCGGGCGATACACATGAATATTTTTTGCAACGCCGACTCGGTTATTGGTCCAGCGCAGAAAATCATGAAGAACAAGAAATTAATTTAGCAGCTTATGAACGTGGTGATCATATGGGAATGATACAAAACATTATTTTAGTCCCTGATGATTGGGATAACGACGGATATATAGAACGAGATTTAGAAGATTTAGCTTCTTCGGACGGCGCAATGGATAACGATTATGGTCAAGATGCGGAAGATCTATCTACCAAGTTAGATACGGCCCTTGGCGACGATGAGATTGCCCCGGGACACATATATTCCCGAGCAGCCATAAAGAAAATGATTGCTGCCGATAAAGCAGAAAAACACGCCAAAGTAGATCGCTGGACACAAATTGGTGATGAGTTAGATTTAGATGATGAAATAGCTAAAAGACCAAAAAAGAAAAAGAAAAAAGTTGTTGGAAAAGACTCACGGTCCACGGGCCTTGAATTAGATGAAATCAAACGATATGTCAGACAGTATTTGCTAGAAAACAATGTGATTGATTTGGCAGCATACCGCAAAAAGAAAGAAGAAAAAATACAAACGAATATTTTAGGCCCATCGTCTGGCCCGATTTTTAAAGAAATGGTTGATTTTATGATGCAGTCACCCGTACACATTCGAATGAATGTGGGGAGAATAATGTTGTCCTTCTTTTATAAACAAAAAAACTGGCCAGACGCTCGCAGCGGAATGCTTTTAGATGGTTTTGAAGCAGCGGGAGTGATTGAAATTCTTGGGAATAATCGGATAGTTAAATTAACTGCGTTGGGCAGAACAGCCTACGAACAGGAACAAAATAGATAATGACAGACGAAAACAAATGGGTTCAACCAACTGCTCCACCACCTCCAATGTTTTTGGGGAAGAAAGAACGTGATTTGGTTAAACAAGTAAACGATGAACTTATCGAAAGAGTCATCGGCCAACAGGTTGTATATTACCCGATAAGTTTGGAACACACCAATTTTCATCCATTATATGGTGAGGCAAAAAACAAAACCTTTTTGGACCCAATTGTTATTCATGCGTTAATTGTGTGGGAGGGCCACGAAACAAAATCAACTTCAGCAGGTATCGACCGCCGCCCATCTATTATAATTCACTTTCATAAGCGTCGGCTTACGGAAGACCAGAATTTGGTTGTAAAAGAAGGCGATTTTGTATTGTATAATACCAACTATTATGAAATTGTTAGTTTAAATGAGCCACAAAGAATTTTTGGTCAAGCAGAAAATCAAATGGAAGTCGAGGCGAAATGCCTTAAAGCCCGCGCTGGCCTGTTTGATGCAAAATAAAACTTTTGTATGATATACTGAGTATATGGAACTTAAAGAATTGTTAGATAAAAACTTTACATCAAGACAAATAAAAATCATACGAGCATGGGGCGATTTAGCTGGTAATTGGAACAAACTTACTGGTAAGGCCAATTATGAGGGCCACGGTACCAAAGGTTTGGCCTTTCGTTTCGATGATAAAATCCTCAAAGTAACCCGCGATGACTCAGAAGCCCAAGCTTGCACAAAATTAATTGGTTCAAGCCATCCAAATATTTATGAGACATATGCGGTTGCTAGAACCACCCCTATTGATATTGGTCATGATAAAAAAGCGCCATATTACCTTATTATTGAAGAATATCTTGAGCCCGCAACGAAAGAAATGTTAGAAGTGGCCAAATACGTATTAGAAAGGGTCGATCAAAAGCGTCACGGCCAGCGTAATAAATTATATTATGAATGGAAGAGTGATTATTTGCAAGAATTCAAAGATTTGTTAAAACAACTTATTCAAACCGTTTCTGCAAATTCTGAACTATTGGCCAATGACAATAAACATACGACAACCGTACAGAGATTACGATTAATAGCTAAAAACATAGGTTGGGATGAAAGGCAGACAAATTTGTTTGAACAATTTTTTAGATTATCCGACGCCAGTTATGCTCTCCATGGTACAGAGGATGATATTCTTGCTGCAGATCCACCGTGGCGAAATAAAGAAACAATCCGTCGCGGGTTATATAATCACGCTAAAAGTTTGTTTAGTAGTGTCAAATTGCAACACTTACATGAATTGGCTATGGCGTTAACATACCTCAAACAGCGAGGAATTCTTTTTCATGATGTGTCGGCGGGTAATATTCGTAGTAAAGGTGGCAAAATTGGTCTAATTGATTTGGGGTATTCCACCGTCGCCGGGAAAAAAGATTTAGAAGTACTCGATTTGTCGGAAGCCAAAAGAATTTTAAACAACATATCATTTGACGATCTTAAAACCGAAATATCTATTGTTTTAAATTCAACGATAACTAAATATTAATATGAGCGACCCAACAACAAGAGACACACGCATGCCATTAATTCCTTCAAGCTTGGAGGATATTGATTTTGCAATGTATGATTATATCGATACAACATTGGATATTCATATTGCAAACCATGACAAATTCACCAAAGTACCGGTCGTTTGGGCAACAGCCGAAAGAACTTTTCAGGTCAAAAAGGATAGCGAGTTTCGGGATGCAGAAGGCACACTAAAATACCCGCTTATTGTTGTTGAGCGTACTGGTATGGACAAATCTTTATCTCGTAAGGGTCGATTTTTTGGGAACATTCCACCAACCAGAGACACCAAACAAAACAATTTTAAAGTGTATACACGCATTAAACAAGATAAGACCGCAAACTTTGCTAACGCCGAAGCACAAAGAATTACAAAAGGCACTCACATTAATTTTGTTATGCCTGAAACCAAAGTGGTTCACGAACATATAATGGTACCAATGCCCGTTCATGTGGAACTTAAATATAAAGTTACCCTTATTTCAGAATATCAGCAGCACGCGAATTCAATGACCACCCCGTTTATCACAAAATCCGGTAACGTTAATTATTTTATCATGCAACGAAATGGTCATATATATGAAGGCTTTATTAATGAAAGTTTCGGTCATGATAACACAATATCCGATCTCGGAGAAGAAGAAAGAAAATTTCAGACAGATGTTGAAATTGAAGTAATTGGATATATTTTGGGCGATGGAGTTAACCAAAAGCAACCCTTCGCAGTCAAGCGAGAAACCGTTGTAGATATTAAAATTCCTAGAGAACGAGCTATCTTTGGAGACATTAATACGTATATAGATGAACCACGGAATTTTAATAGAGAATAAGCCCATATATAATGGGATTTTGCACGCCATCTTTACTATTTATTAACAGATATTAAATCGACAAGGAGACTTTCATATGTCTGTAGATAAGTTCAAATTCGTTTCCCCCGGCATTTTCGTGGATGAAATCGACAACTCGCAACCAAACAAGGTAGCCAAGCGGTTAGGACCATTAGTTATTGGTCGAACGCGTAAAGGCCCGGGCATGCGCCCTGTGAAAGTCGGTTCATATGCAGAATTTGTAGAAATATTTGGGGATCCCGTTGCTGGTGGGGAAACCGGTGACCTCTGGAGAAAGGGCGACGTAGGTGCGCCAATGTATGCAGCATACGCCGCACAGGCATGGCTAAAAAATAACTCTCCTTTAACAGTCG